TACGTCGCACCAAACATCAACGCGCACCACGGCAAATGAACAACCCGACCACCAGGCGCCATATCCAACGAGAACGCCCCATTAGGCTCCGTCAACCCGAGCAGATCCCACCACTCGTCAAGGATCACAACGCGACCCTTACCCGACCGGTACGTTTTCGACGACGAACCATCATCAACAGCAACAGTCACCTGCGTCGCATCATCCGGCCGCTTCACATGCGCAACAACAGCCTCACGCACCACATAATCACGCCGCGCCTCATCAATCAGGGCAGTCGACCCAACTTGCTCCCGCCGAACATCGATCAGCATGTTCGCGTCATCAATCCACTGCTGCCACTGCCGATCAGTAACCGACCCAGGCTCAGGGGCGGCCACACCCATAGCAACCGCAATCATGCTCGTCGTCACAGACATGACCGCCCCCAATCACCTATTCGCCGTCGTCGGACTTCTTCGGACGCCCCGGGCCGCGCTTCGCGGGCTCCGGCTCAACCGGCTCCCACTTCTGACCAATCCGAGCCGCCGTGTCATCATCAACATTCACAACGGAACCGAACTCAGTACGAAACCTCGTCATCAGGCAGTCGCGTCCTCAATGACCGCGAACCGGTCAGCGAACACATACCAGCCGTAGACAATCTCGAGACGCAACGCGATCTGGTTCTTGCGCTTCAGGTCACCCTGGCCGTCCGGGTCACCGTAACGGATGATCTCAACCGGAAGGTTCCGCTGAACACCCCAACGGATACCGTTCTGGAAGTCACCGATGATGCCGCGGACCTTCGTGTCCGCAGCCTCAGGAACACCAGAAACCGTGTCACCCTGCGCGGTCGGAATTCCGAGGAAATCGGTGATGTTCGTACCAAAACCAAGGTTCGGGTAACGAGGCACACCAGTCGGCTGACCAGCCGACAGCGCCTGCAAGCCGGCAAGCGACCACGAGAACTTCGGGTCGATCGCGAAACCGTTCACGGCCTTGCTGTCGTTCACGAGCAGACCAACAGCGGAACGAACGTCAGCGTCGGCGTCAGCGGTCGAAATCTCGACACGCTTCGTGGTCGACGTGATGTAGTTGTCCCAACCGGTGATCACCGTGCCGGTGAGCGGGTTGATGCGGTGAATGATGCCAAGGTCAAGACCACGCGACAGCGCAACCTGGCCGGCGTCCGCAACCTCGTTGAGGATGCCAAGCTGGTAATCCTCGTCAGCCCACTGAACCTCCTGGTTGAACCGGAGAGTGACCTGACCCTTGTGGGGCTTCGCGGTGACAGAACCGAACGAAGTCGAGCTCGAACCCTTGTCCGCGCCTTCCTCGACGTACTCCATCTTCGGGAAGTCGTTGAACGTGATGTAGTCCACGTCACCGAAACGCATCGGCTCACGCGGAGACAAACGCGCAACGGTGGAGAGGGTCTTGGACGCCTTGATCATGCCGTCCGCAATGTTGCGGGGCATGAGAACCTGGGCGTCACTCGTGCCGAAAACGGCCATGACGGTAGTCCTTTCGATTACTCCCCGCCGCCGAACAGCGAACGCACAAACTGGCGCTCATCATCAGCCTTGGGAACTCCTGATTTGCCCTCAGATCGGGCAGTGTTGCCTTGCTTCTTCCTGTCCACATCTCGAGCGGCAAGGCGCTTGGCCTGCGCTTCGAGAGTGTCCGCGTCGGTACCGGTGAGGAACAGGTCACGATCCTCGGCAGAGATGCCATAACGCGCCGCGATATCACTCCGCAGCGCACGCGCCTCAGCCTCAGCGTTCTTCTGCTCAAGCTCAGCGAAACGCTGCTCGAGCGTCTTCGCGCCCTCAGCCCGCGACTTCAGCTCGTCATAGTCCGCGAACTTCGCCCGCTCCCGCGCAAGACGCTCACGCACAGCCCTGTCAATGTCGGCCTGCGTGTACGTCTTCTGTTCCTGCTGCTCCCCGCCCGACTCCTCGGCGTTCTCCACGCCGCCAGCCTCGGTTGCAGTGGTGTCACTCATCGGTACCATCCGTTTCTGTTCCGTCGAACATCACCGGCCAGAAGCGCGGCCGTAGCGCATAACAAAGAACCCTCGAAACGGTCGAGGTTGCCGCCCCCAAACAGGGAAGTTTCAATGCGTACCGAAACGCTCACGCCAATTAGCGAGCGTCGGCTTCAACGCCGTCGACTGAATCTCAGTCCCAGGATGCTCACGCGAATACGCAGACAACTGCGTACCCACAGACTGCTGATACATGCCAAGATACTTAGCCTGCGTCGCCTCAAGAACACTATTGATCTCGCTCTTACCCGAGAACACCGGAACCGCAATACAACGACAATGATCGTGATACCGCGTGTAAATCGACGACGCCGTTTCCTCAGACCGGTAGATCGGCCCCCGCGACGCCAACATGCCACAAAACGCGCAACACCCAGGCGCCGGCATCCGCTGATACCCAACCCTCACACGGTCGGCACGCGACGACGCCTCAATAGTGTTCCGCGCACCACCAGCAATCAGCCGCTGCGTACTACCCGAGAGCAACCGAAACACCGTCGAACCCGACTGGCCAAAACGCGGAGACATTGCGCGAAACACCATCCCGCGCGCCTGATCAGCCGGAACCGAAGCGGCAACAACCGGCGCAAACGACCCACCAACATCAGCCTCGGCGCGAACCTCCGAATACCATTGCGCCGCAGTCACCCCAGCCGCCTCAACAAACGGGGCCACCAACTCCGGGTAAGCAGCGAACAGACGATCACGCAGAACCGCAGCATCGCTATCATCCAGCTCGAGCAGCAACCGCTTCACAGCCGCGTAAGCCACCGTAGAAAGCTGGTTTATGACCGCCTCAAACCGTTGAATCTGCTGCGCTGTTGCCACGCTCGCCCGCCAATGCCGCCACCTGAGGATCAGCCACAGTTGCCGCCGTAGCGTTCGCCGTCAACGCCTGAACCAAGCTCGTCACCTGACCCTTACGCCGCTCAGCGTTCGCCAAATCGATCTGCTCCTGCGACAACCCCAGCATCTTCAAACCAACCGTCGTCTCAGCCAGCCACGGCACCGCCGCAACCACCTTCGACCCCGCATCGGCCTCCTGCGACTTCGACAAATACACAGGCGAACGCCAATCCGGTTTGATCGACGCCCACGACGCCGGGATCTCCGTCTCACCGTTCTGAATCGCCAACGCACGAGCCACCGTCCGCCGAATCGGAACCGACCAGTCCGACATCGCACCCTCAGCCTCAGCGATCAGATTCTCCCGAGACGCGTTATACGCATCCGCAGACGTCGGATTCGCCATATCCGTCATTGCGAAATCCGAATCCGGCAAATCAGCCTCACGCGCAACCAACTTCGCCAACGCGTTCAACTGCGACAAATGCGGGGCCGGCGACTCAGCAGAAATCTGCTCAACCGCCGCACGACCGTTATCCTGCGCACCCGCCTCAGCATCCGGGATACCCATAGCCCGCCCCATGACCATCTGCCACGAAGCCTTCATCGACCCATCAGGGTTCTTGAAAATCGACTCGTCCGCACCCAAAAAAATCAGCTTCGGAACCGCATACGTATCCATATGCACTTCAAGACGAATCAACGCCCGCAACGCCGCATTCTGCAACGACATAACCGGCCGCGTAATCCGCGACCTACCCATACGACGAGAAGCACGCGGCCGATACACCAAAGGCTCAACCGGAACACCCCACGAATGCTCCGAACGATCCACCGACCAACCCGAAGAGTCCTTCTCCGCACTGATCGTCAGATCCGGCAAGTACAGGTTGAAGCCCGAAACCTGACGGTCGTCCCCCCAACTCGTGACCGACAGTGCGGAGTCAAGGCGCCGAGTACGCACATTCCAATCACCCGTCGCATGCAAACCATCACGCGCATGAACCAGCGCCTTCGGCTCGTCATCAACACCCTGCGTAGTGATCAGATACGACACACCATGAATCAGAGAATCCGTACGACCCTGCGCCAACTCAGACAACAGGAAATTCGAGTCCAACAACTCCTGATACCCGAGCGCATCAAGATCACCGTCAGCCCAAACCATGCCGTCAAGATTGCAACGACGACCGAGGCCGTCAACAACCTTTCCAGCCCAGCCTAGAACCAACGCCAAATTTGTGTACTGCGGCGGAATAACCCCACCAACCTGACGCTCAGCATGCCTACCGTCATAATGCGCCGAACGCAGCAGGTTACGGCGACTCTTATCCTCAAGCTGCTTCAACAACCCATTCAGGACACCGTTCTCGTCATCGGAGAGATCCGGCACGTGAAGCTGCTCAATCACAGAACCACCGCCTGCCTAGATCCACCACGCCGCGTAGGACGCTTCACGTTGTCGCTCTGCGCACCCCACAAAGCCAAAGTCTCCGAAACAACCGGAGTGATATCAGACGCAGCATCCTTCCGATTCCACGCCCAACCACCAGCCAACGGCCGCTTACGCGCCACCGACAACGCCACATTCACCTGAGGCTGATCCGTATGCCGAACCGAACCATCAATCACAGAATCGAAAAACTTCGCACACGCAATCGCCATATCGCGGCCCTCCGCAGCAGCCAAAGTGACCTCAATATCGGTTCCGATCAAAAAGCTCCGCCCACGCCGATGCTCAACCAGACCAGACATCTCATCAACGACCACCGCATGAAGACGGTTCCTCTCAGCACGCGCCCTCACCCACGGAACAACCCAATCAACACCCTTACGCTGCTCATCCAGCTCAACATGCCAACGCCCATCCGGACGCAAACCCGACAAGGCCACAGAAGCCACGGAACGCTCGGGCGGAACATCAACCGCCAACGTCAAACGATCAATCGCCATCGACGCAGGATCAGCAACCAACGACCACGAACGCTCATCAATGACCCGCGACGAATCAACCGCATCCCAAACACCGCGGCCCTCACGGTTCCACGAATCGTCATCCCCCAAGTTCTCCCGAAGACGCTCCAACGACGCCTTAGGAGTCCGCTTCGGATACGAAGGATTCATCACCGCATACTGCGACTCATCATCCGGGTCAGACTTCGGATCTGCGCCGATCTCCAACCAAATCGCGTTCTTCGCCTTACCCTCAAGCGCCTTCAAACGACGCTGCTCAAACGCCTCAGACGGGTCCTTAGGACGAGGCGGCGTACCCATGAACAACAGCAACGCACCATGCTCATGACGCGCCTGATTCGTCGCCGCAACCATGTCCTCAAGCGCCGCAGTATCCAAAATCTGCGCCTCGTCAAACACCTCAGCGTCGATCTCGTCAAAACCACGACCGAAACCCTGAGAACGGGCACCGAACATGATCATCGACCCGTTGGTGAACTCAACCTGACCCTCACCATGCGACGTGCGCACCACCCGGACATGCGGATGAACCTTCTTACGCCGAGCCATACCCCGCGCAGTAGTCAACGTCTTATTCGTCGTCCGCAAATGATGCGAAGTCCACACAACCTGAAACCCAGGAAACAGGATGCACATCAGGAACATCAGCGCGAGAACGAAATACGTCTTCCCCACCTGACGCGGAATCGACAACCCAATTCCACCAACCGTGGCAACATACAAACCGTCATCGCCGTAGCCGAGACACACCGACCCCAACTGCGACTGCCACCAATCGAACCCAAGCCCAAGCTCACGGCCCTTAGCCTCAACACGCGGCCAAACCGTCTTCTTGATCCCATCCGGGAACACAAACGACTTCGCGAACTCAGACAGCCGAGGCGTCGAAGTCGCCATCTGAGACTTCGGCATGCTCGTCATCCTCCTGAGCAGCCCGCGCGTCGATCGCAGCTATCTCCCTGATCGTCTCCGCAAGCCGCTTCGTCAAAGCCGCCAAATCACGTGCTGGCGTATTCGGGTCCTCAACAGCAACCGCAATCCGATCCCGCATCGCCACATAAACGTCACGAGCAGAACCCTCAGAAGCCGCCTCAGTCACCGTCAAAACACGCGCCGGCTTCGCCTTCTCATCAGGCGCCACCGCCCGCAAATTCGCCCTCCGAGCAGCCATAAAGACCCCCGGTGAATGTCGATGTTCGAATATCGGATATCGGGCCTGTGGAAAAAACGTCGGGGGGAGATCTCGCCTATCCCCGGAGGCGCTTAGTTTGACCCTT